CCAGTATTCTGATATGTACGCTCTAGGCTTCTCATACCAATACTTTTGACTCTCAGGATGACAACCAATCACACCCACACGATTCTGAATGATTGCCATAGCGTCACCATTCGCATAAGTAGAGACTATTTTAGCACGTTCTAGATTGCCTGTCAATGCACATCCATCGTAGAAGAACATTGTTTCAGGTTTGCCGTTCCACGTTACATCGGCAACTGTAGAATAAGACCTACGAATGTCTGCCGTATTTTGTTTAATATACTGAACAGGTTCAATATCATCTAGTATGTCAAAGTAATGACTGCCAGCCCAATATGCACCCATACATATTCCAAGATAATATCCTTTAGACTCAACAAAATCTGCTATCATATTAGCACGTTTGCGTCTAAAGAATTTATCATAAGAATCTGCATCTCCGATACCTCCAGGAAATGCAATTATATCTGTATTATTTAAAACTGTCAGTAAATCACTATCTGTATTGAATAGATTAATTTTGTAATTTGGCGATAGTGCTTTAATCATTCCATCACAACAATCCGTAGAACATTCTGGATGATTAACAAACAATGATATCGATTTCACACTACGCCATTCTATCTACATTCTGTCCGTTACGATTCATTCTACGATTCATTTCAATACGTGCTTGTTCTGACACCTCACGTATTTGTTTATTTCTTCGTTCTTCTAATCTAATTTCATCATGTCTACGCTCTGCATTTTTAATTTGCATATTGCGATATATCTCGTTATTGTATTCTGAAATTCTATTAATAGTTGTCATTTTAACACCAAGAATGCTAACATAATGCTTTGTAGGAAAAATCCAATGCCATTTGATAGCATGTAGAGTTTATCTTTCATAATTGCTGAACGAATAAAGAATAATAACAAACCACTCCAGATTAGAACAACCATACTCAATGGAGGTAATACTGTTGGTTCACCTTTGATTGCTAAGTATGTCGCTGGTACTGTAGAACCATGAATTAGAATTAATCCAACCCAACCACAAATTTCTCCGAATGATTTCACAATCCAATTATACCATTCTATAACTTTAATCATTTCAAATTTCTTTCTTAAGTAATTTAAAGGTAGGTTTAAATTTTTGATAGAGTCCAACTTCACGTCCATATGCTTCAATCTCCCATAGTGATTCCCAATACTCATCGCCCTGATATTGTTCTCGTTGGAACGTTACCAAGTTTCTTCTTTCATGGAATTTTAATTCGCCTTTAGCATACTGCTTCACATGAACCATTTCATGTGCAAGACATTGTAGTATACGTTTACCGAGTTTATTCCATTCTAAGTTTATTACAAATTGCTTTTTGGTTCCCAATGTATCGTCTTTGGGAAATGCTTCACCTAATATTTTGTTTTTCGTATAGAAATCTTTTATAACATTTATATCAATTTCTAACGAATCCGACAATCGCTCACTCATCAAACGACTAGCATAAAAATGCGTAGCCATCTTTAAAATTTTTCTTTCTTTTGGCGTCAAGGTTACCCCTTTGGCTCTGAGAATGATTTTCATTATTGAGTCCCTTTCCTAACATATCTATTATAGTACAGTTATGGTATCTTGTCAAGAGATATTTAGGGAAAGGGGGTATATTTCACACTATGAAATTAAACCTTTAGATTACCGAAATCTCGGTTTTTCTGCATTCGTTTGCCGAAACCAGACTTATCGAATACGGGTTTATCATCTTCAATCTGTCCACTATCGGAAATGTTAGTCTGTGCTGACTCTTCTGCATCATACAGTTTCATTTTCGCTCTGTCAACACCAATCACAAAACGTTTGTTTGTTGTTGGGTCGCTATATCGATTCTTTAACTGCTTGACCATAATCTGATTTAAGTCTGCAAGTTCTTCAGTTGAAATCAAAGCAAACATCAAGTCGGCTGTAGCTGGCAGACCAAATGATTCTGAAGTATCTTCAAGTCCAACGTCTGAGTTTGTGTAGCCACTTCTTGTTGTTTGTGTGGCCGATACGACAGGCACTTTATGTTCAACTGCAAGACCACGCAACTCTTCTGCAATAGCTTTAATGTATGTGTAAGAGTTAATAGAAGAACCCATCTTCATACGTGCGGAAGAACAAATGTTAAGATAGTCAATGTAAATGATATCAGGAATGAATTGACGTTTCAACTTCAACTCATTCAACAAATGTGCAAAGTGATTTACGTTAGCACTAGCGGTTGGATATTCTTTGATGATTAACTTGCCTTTAGTTTTCTCACGTAGAGTTTCAACTTTCTTCAAGTATACATCTTTAGGCATACCAATCAGTCTGTCGAGTTCAACGTTCATCAAGTTAGCATCGATACGTTCCGCAATACGCTCTTCAGCCATCTCCATTGTGATGTAGAGAACGTTCTTACCCATCGTCAGATTGGCTGCGGCACAATGACACATGAACAAAGATTTACCAACACCAGTACCAGCAAGAACAATGTTCAAAGATTTTTCTGCAAGCCCACCTTTAGTGATTCTGTTCAGATAGTCAAGGTCAAATGGGATTCGTCTTTCAACTTTATGATAGAAGTCATATCGTGTTTCTGCATCATCAATAAAATCGTGACCAATGTGATTATCAAAAGAAACTGAAAGCGCATCTGCTAGAATTTTAGGGATTGAACCCTTATCAAGTTTTTCTGTTTTGCTTTTATCTTTATCATCCAGAATTTGAATGCTCTGCATGATACCATTGTAGATAGCTTTTTCTTGACAGAAATCTTCTGTTGCATCAATCAACCATTTAGTATCCGATACTTCTGGATCGATTGTAATTGACTTAACAAGTGCAACAGTTTTCTTGTGCTGGTCGTCTGTTAGATTAACTCTCTTGTCAATCTCAATAACCAACGCTTCTTGCGTTGGCATTGTATTATACTTATTTACGTAACTTTCAATTTCAGAAAACAATAATTTTTCTGAAGATTCTTGAAAATACTCGCCTTTAATGAATGGTAAAGTCTTTCGTGTGTACTCTTCATCCAATATCAGGTGTTTCAGTATCTTTTGTTCCAAGTTCATTCTTATACCTTTTTTCTGCTTCATCTAAAGCATGTTTTAGAAGTTCATTTAAAATTTCACCAAGCTGAGTTTCAAACATTTGATTACCTTCTAAAAGTTTGTGCTGTTCAGACATTATATCATAATTAAAGTCAATTGAAAAGGTTCCGTCAGGATTTTCTTCTTCGGCAAATTTAATTTCTCCGAAATGAAATTCTACATCTTTGAATTCACCAGTTTTAATTTTAACACATGCAACAACATCTTTATCTTTATATTTAATGTCATTTTGTGTAAGTTCAAAATCTTCATCAATCTTCATTTACCAACTCCACTTCTTCAACTACTTCAACTGCGCCACCCTCGTTATCTTGCCCATATAAAAATTCTTTCTTACATGCTTCATCAATTTGATCCAAGATATCTTTAGTGAAATACTTCTCTGGTTCTTCATTGATGTTCTTGCCAAAGACTTTTACGCCATTGGACAATTCGTAGCGAGTAGAAACTTTCTTAATGATGCCATACTTCTCTGCGATATCAAGCAAACCATAATAACGATCCAAGCCAGTGCTGTATGTAATCTTAATCTCAACTTGAGAGTTCTCTTTAGTCAAACGTGATTTCTGCAACTTACAACGAACAATGTTACCAACAACTTCAGTACCATCTTTATCTTTACGCTTAGACAAGAAAACGATTGTTGATGCTGTGTACTTCAAGCCAGAACCACCAGACATTTCTTTCATTGGAATGTATGCACCAACAACATCATAAACGTGATTCGTTACAATCAAAGGCACACCAATCTTAGCAAGTTTCAAATTCAATACTCGAAATGTTGCTTTGAGAATTGCACTCTTAGTCATGTCTTTTGTTTCTTTGCCTTCAGCAGTATCTTCCATCTCTTTAGTAGAAGACAACTGACCAAGTGAATCAAGAACCATCATCATTGGCTTACGCTTTGCTTGTGGCTGTGCAGAATACTTCTCAATGATTTGCAATGCAGTATGACGAAACTTTTGAATTGTATCGGGTTCAGAGATAACGACACGATTAGTATCTACGCCTCTTGTTTCCATCATAGACTTTGTAACTGCGGCTTCAGTATCAAAGTAGATAACACCACCATCAGGATTTGCATCAAGGAATTGTTTAACAATACCAAGCACAAAGAAAGTCTTACCAGTTGAAGACTCACCAGCGAATGCTGTCACTTTATTATTTGGTACGCCGCCATAAATGCTACCGCTAAGTAATGCATTAAGGGCATATGATCCTGTATCGATGCTACCACTAAACTCTGCTGACGCATCACCATCTGCTAGAATCTTTGTGTCTTCATCTTTCAATTGCTCAACTAAATCTGTAAAAAAATTACTCATAAATTATCTCTCCATAAAAACATAGTATAACATAAAATCATCCTCTAGTCAATGTCAGCACTTTATCAATTTGTTCTTGAATCTTTGCGGTACGATTAGGCCAGTAGATATATTCCTTTTCGGGATTCTTCATCAAGTTAACTAGCAATGGCATAATTAACTGTTCTAACGTTTTAAGATTTTTCTTTACTTCAGCTTCCATCTTATCACGATCTGCTTCTAGTCCAAGTTTACCATCATTGTACAATGAAAGCATTTGATCTAGTTTATCTTCAACTCTTTGTATAGATTCTGAAGATTGTGTTATTGACTCACGTACAATAATTGTTTCTTGTAGTGTATTTGGATCAACAGTTCTATTGACTTCAGTTTCATCAATTGCACTAAATCCAAAATCATCTTGTTGTCTGAATGCAAGATACTCTTGCGGTATTGTTCTTGTTGTCATGCGAAAAAACTCTCCAATGAGGAAGCACGTTCGGTTCTCCAACCGATTGTGTTTACGATTGTTTTTAATGGCTCAAGATATGCTTTATCAAACTGTGTATCATAGTCGATATATTTTTCTACACCAAACTCTTTTGGTAAGACTGTCAGAATAGAAAATACATTTTCTTGAACGGGATTAGGAACTTTCATGTAACAGAATTTAGTCTTATCGCCATCCTGAATAAGTTGATACTTCTTAGTCAGTTTATACTTTTTCAGAAATGAATTAAACATTATCGCACCACGCACATGCATAGGTGTGCCTTTTGAATATAGTTCCGAACTACTCATGTATTTAGATAAGTCGCTAACACCACGTGGAAATGCAATGTCTTCAAATGGAAGAGTTTTGAATTCTTGTTTGAATGCTTCCACGAAAGATTGAAAGTCGTTTTCATTACCATTCATAACAATCTTCAGAGACTCTTTAATTTTATCACGACAAGACATTGGTGTGGAAGACTTGACAGCTTCAATACCCATCATCTTTAGTTTTGGTTCTGCGAATCGAACACCTTCAGAGTCATACACGTTTAGAATGTAACGCTTCTTTGCAGTCCAGATGCCTTTGTTGGCAATCACTTCACGCTTCATCTGCATCTTCTGATCGAATGCATTCATGTAGTCTGCTAGTTCTTGATATGCTTTGTCGATGAATGGTTCGAATTTTTCTGTACATGCTTTGTTGACGAAATCAACAATCGTTTCAACTTTCGTTTCGCTCTTTGATCCGTAGACCATATTAACAAGCGGACCGAGATTGACGTATACAGAGTCCGTATCCGATGCGATGACATAATCATTACCTTCAGTTTTCAATAGTTTGTTTAGATAACCATTCAACTTCATTTCAATCCATCGAATAGACAATTGACCAGACAGAGTGATTGCCTCTGCTTGTCGAATGTCAAAGAATCTAAAATATTGATTGCCAAGTGCGCCATAAGCGGAGTTCAATTGTACTTTCTTCGCAAGTTGCAAGTTCTTGTACTTTGAAATTTGATTTGTTATTTCACGTTTACGTTCTTTATCAGTTTCTTTTTCGTAAGCCTTTTGAGCCTCAATCATTTTCTTTTTGTATAATGATCTGTCATCATACATGCGTTGCATCATAGCAGGCAAGAAGCCTTGCTTGTCACGTTTGAAATAATGTCCATTGGCTGCCATGCAATACTGCTGACTAGTTTCATAATGTCCATCAAGCAATTGGTCTACACTAATACTAGTATGGCGACCTTCAACAATTGTTTCAGGTGAAACATTGTACTGCATAATCAAGTGTGGATACAATGAGTTCAAGTC